CTTTAAATTATACGCTTCGTTTTGTGAAATGAACTTTTCATTTTGAAACGCGCGAACATTTCGATTTGCGGATTATATACTTATTTCTATACCATCTATGCCACAATAGAATAAAAAAGAAGAGTCCGACTAGTTTTTAACCCCATGTCGGACTCTTCTTACGTTACAGAACTTTATACTTATTTCAACGAAATCTTATTCGCCGTCTCTCGCTTCTTGGAATTTACCAAATGTAGGCTCGGCTGTCGGCGCCATGCCACCTTACGGTGGTAGGTTTCCGACAGCCTGCCTCCGAACCGTACGTACACGTCTCCATGTATACGGCTCTCCGCCCATAACGGCATTTTAGCTATTCTCCGCATGAATCATGTTATGACATTCTGCACAGACGATTAAAGATTTTCTATGCATTTTGAGCATTTTACGTTCCCATTCGGTTTTGCCTCTTAAATCTGAGAGTTTCCTGACGTGGTGTGACACAACATTTCCTTCTTTTCCGCACAACTCACACTTATTTGCAGTCAGTCTTTCGACCAGACTCATAGATGGAGTGTTGAACAGGTAGGGCAAGTTATCACATTTTTGAGTTCCCAAGTCGGTAATACGCTTGAAGCCCTCATTGTAAAACACCCTTGGTTTGCGTTCGCCTTTCTTGTCCGTATACCACACCACAAATTTATCATCTTCACGATACTTGTCTGTTATGGTTCTGACGGAACTGTTAAGTTTTTGCGCAAATGTCTTTAGCATACTGAACCTCATGATACATCCAAATGAACGTCCAAGTGCCGATGCATTGTTTGCAATGGAGTAGTAGTTGTAGAATCCTCTGATTTCTGTGTTGAAACGTGCTACTATATCTTGTGGCTCATTGTCTATCAGGTATGTTCTACCTTTAGAACTCCACACTTCTTTGCCATTTCGTGTTTTCACATTCATGGCTTCAAGACTCAGTAGCTTCTTCTTTATTACTTCTCGTGATACGTGTAGTATCACATTACCATTACGATGTCTACGAGTTTCTCCTCTTGCATTTTTCTGCGTTGTGTAATCTTTACGGACTGATATTTCATAGCCGAGAAATTTTGCACTGTCTTGTGCGTTGGTTATCAAGGTCTTTTCTTGCGACATCTCCAACTTTAGCTTTTCTTGCATAAATTGTGTAACATCCGCCTTGATTTTCTCGCACTCTGCTTTATTTCCAATGACCCCTATAAGGAAATCATCAGCGTAGCGTACATAATTCAATCTACGGAAATTCTCATCCATATCGTTACCGCTCGGCATAGTCAGTATTTGCTGTTGCTTATTACGAACTTCCTCTCGCATTGCTTCCAATTTATCAACGTCCGTCACCTCCTTCATTCTCTTCTTTAGATAGTGAACTCGATTGTTCAGTCTGCCGATATCCTTGTTGCGGTGTCTAACTTTACCCTTATGGAAATCTTGTGCATACTTCTTCATATACTTATCGAACTTGTCCAGGTAGATATTAGCCAGTATTGGACTGATAATTCCACCTTGAGGCGTACCCGAATAAGTTCTATTGAAGTGCCATTCTTCCAAATATCCAGCGTTGAGAAATTTACGTATTAACCGAAGGAAACGCTCGTCAGATATGCGTTCCCTCAGAATTTCTATCATCACGCCATGGTTGATATTGTCAAAGAAACCTTTTATGTCTCCCTCAATGAACCACTTTGTTCCGTTGAAATTATTCTGTAGACTCTTAAGTGCCGTGTGGCAGCTTTTGTGTGGTCTGAAACCATGTGAAGTCCGTTCAAAATATCCTTCGTATATGGCTTCGAGAACCATTCTCACTACCTCTTGCACTAATTTATCTGCAAACGTAGGGATACCGAGCGGACGTAACTTTCCGCTCTTCTTCGGTATGTAAACCCTCTTTGCCGGTTTAGGCCTATAGACTTCGCTTTTGAGACTGTCTATTAATGCGTGTATCTTGTCAATGCTCATGCCGTCCTCCGTCTGTCCATCAGTACCGGGTGTCATATTGCCTGGTTTTGCATGAATGCGCTGATATGCGACTAAGAACATCTGCTCATTGAACAGAATACGATAGAGTCGTTCGTATTTGTAACCTGACTCGTTGCTGTGTTCAGCTAAAATGTTTAATACTTGCTCGGGATTTCTCATACGTCTCTCACGTTTTCCTTTGTTTGTACTAAAGTTATGGACTGTTCCCCTTCGCCATGTACAAGCCGTTAACTTGCTCGGACTACTATGGGAACTCCGTTGCCATATCAGATATTCAGAGACCAGCTCTCATAGCCTTTGAGGCGTTCTGACTTAGGCAATCCCCAGTTAGTTTCACTTGATAACTATTAGCGTGACATATTGTCGGATGCGACTTTCGTTCTTGTCCGCTTATTGCGGCTGTGTCATAGTCGGTTCTTAATGCTCTGCACTAACGCACAAAATAGCCAGAGTACTATGAAATAGCGTATATAAAAGCCTTCCGCTATTGCAAGATGTGGTACCACCGAACTATCGTTCAACCAATCAAGGCTTCATCCTTATATATGTCGTTTCGTCTTGCCCTTCAGTCGCTACTTGGCTATTAGTAGACTCAGGGCTTTAATCAGCATGCTACACTCCCCGTTAGGTTTCCCCGTCGGATAAGCTGATTGACGATAGGATTATATTGAACCCAATCCTAACTTCTTACTACAGAAGTATTTATCAAGCGACCAATCTGGGCGCACCAGCATAAATCTGTGTGGTGGTGACATTCTTATGCGTCAGCATCTTCGATACTGTGTAAATGTCTGTACCTAAGGAAATTTGGATGACGGCGTATGAATGCCTAAAGCAGTGGAACAGAATATAGGTAGCAAGCAGATGAAGGGATGAGAAAGGAAAACGTAATTGGTTGAATATGAGCAAAAGTTCCGTTTTTTGCTGAGATAAGGGAAAGCAAAAATGGACAGGATATTGCGGGTGTTCAGTTACCAAAATGTTAGCTGCCCAGTTACCTGAGCCGAATAGGTAACTGGCTGAACAATGAAGAAGCTGTCACAGAAGATATTATTCACTATATGTCAGCATTTTGCATATCAAAGGACGCTTATGAAATAGGTAATTTTGCCATTAAATAATAAGCGTATGAAAGTAGAAAAATTCAAGGTGTTGCTCTACCTGAAAAAGAGCGGTCTAGACAAATTTGGGAAGGCTCCGATAATGGGGCGAATAACGGTAAACAACACGATGGCGCAATTCAGTTGTAAGCTGTCATGTACTCCGGAGTTATGGAATCCAAGAGAAAGTCGACTGAATGGAAAGAGTAAAGAAGCCGTTGATATTAATGCGAAAATTGACCGGCTCTTGCTTTCGGTCAATTCTGCATTTGATTCACTTTTAGAACGTAAGATTGATTTTGATGCGACTGCCGTAAAAGAACTTTTACAAGGAAGTGTAGAAACCCAGATGACTCTGTTGAAACGGCTTGATATGCATATAGAGGATATGCGCTCAAGAATCGGTATTGATGTGGCAAAAAGCTCCATGTCAACATACATTTACACCCGCAGGTATCTTGGTGAATATATTCAAAAACGATTCAAGACAAGTGATGTCGCTTTTGGACAATTGAATGAACACATTCCATGGGAGTTTCAGGATTATATACTGAAGGACAAGGGACTTGCGGTAGATACGGCAAGACATTATCTGGCCATCCTGAAGAAAATTTGCCGGATGGCATTCAAGGAAGGGCATGCAGAGAAGCGTTATTTTGTGAATTTCAAACTACCCCAAGAGCACCGTAAACCACCACGGGCTTTGACTCGCGAAGATTTTGAGAAAATCCGTGATGTCGTAATACCCCCAGAAAGAGTCACCCATAACATAGCCAGAGATTTATTCCTCTTCGCCTGTTATACAGGAGTCCCATATGCGGATGCGGTTTCAATTACCCGAGAGAATATATACAAGGATGATAAGGGCGATTTGTGGTTAAAGTATCTGAGAAAGAAAAATGATTATCAGGCACGCGTCAAATTGCTGCCGGAGGCTATCGCTCTAATAGAAAAATATCGTTCGGATGAAAGGGATGAGCTTTTCCCGATGATACACCATCCCAATATGCGACGGCACATGAAAGGTTTGCGTGATTTGGCCGGCATAAGCTGTGATTTGGTCTATCACATGGGAAGACATACCTTCGGAAGTTTAATAACCCTTGAGGCCGGTGTGCCTATTGAAACAATCAGCAAAATGTTGGGCCATACCAATCTGACCACGACACAGCTTTATGCAAGGGTAACTCCTAAAAAACTTTTTGAGGATATGGACAAATTCATCGAAGCAACGAGTGATATGAAACTGGTATTATAAAATCAAAAAAGAAAGAATCATGAGAAGTACATATAAGCAACTATATTATATAAACCGTGGTAAAGTCAAATCTGACGGGACCACATCAATCATGTGTCGTATTACAATAGACGGAAAGGCTGTCGTATTATCAACCGGGTTGTATTGCCAGCCGGAAGAGTGGATCAGCAAGAAAGGAGAAGTCAAAAATAACAGGCTGAACGGAATGCTTGATGAATATAAGAAACGCGTAGATGAAACTTATGCTGAACTGTTGAAAGTGAACGGCGTTATCAGTGCGGAACTTCTGAAAACAGCCATGACAGGAACTGCCGACATCCCGAAGTATATATTACAAGCAGGGGAAGTGGAACGGGAAAATCTAAAAATCCGTTCCATTCAAATAGATTCAACTTCCAGTTACAGGCAATCAAAAATGTATCATTACTATCTGGGTGAATACATCCGTTCTTTGGGCAAAGAGGACATGCTTTTTACAGATATTACCGAAGAGTTTGGCACCAATTTCATTTTGTATCTGAAAACAAATTACCCTCATAAGCCATCATACCGTAACCATTGTCTTTGCTGGCTGAAACGTCTGGTTTATCTTGCCGTGGATAACGGAATTTTGAGATATAATCCTTTGGATGGTATAAAATATGAAAAGAAGGCACCTACAAAGCTCATGTATATAAGCAAGAATCAACTTCAGGAGATAATGAGCCATCCAAAACCGGATCCACTACAGGAACTTGCAAGAAGAACCTTTATATTTTCATGTTTTTGCGGTTTGGCTTACGTTGATGTACGCAATCTCTATCCGCATCATATAGGTACAACTGCAGAAGGACGAAAATATATCAGAACATACCGCAAGAAAACAAGCGTTGAGTCATTTATACCATTGCACCCGGTAGCGGAGCAGATAATTTCCTTGTATAATACGACAGATGATAGTCAGCCCATTTTCCCGTTACCTATACGGAGTATGATTTGGTTTGAGATACATGAATTGGGATTTTCCCTTCAGTTCAAGCATAACTTGTCATACCATCAAAGCCGTCATACTTTCGGTACCCTGATGGTTTCTGCCGGGGTTCCTATGGAAAGCATATCCAAGATGATGGGACATACAAATATCAGAACTACACAAGGATACGCAAAAGTTACTGATGACAAGATTTCGGAGGATATGGATAAATTGATAAAATGCTGTAAATATACATCACGAATATGCACTGTATAAGTTGTTTATCCGAGAAATACAATACCTTTTAGAGTGTGTCACCTGGATTGTAAAAGAATATAAATTAAACTGTGTTAGCAAAGAGTAAAATAAAATATTAACTTTGTTAACATAGTTTTTATGAAAGAGGAATTTGATTTTGAAAGCTTCAAGAACAAGACTATAGAATCGTTAAAGCTAGTAAGCTTTTTTAGATATAGAGGGTGATTTCGCGCCCCTATTAGAAAGTATATAGATGCAGTTCTGGAAGGTGAAATGGATGCTCACCTGACAGAAAATATCAGATGTGTAACCGTTGTAACGGGAAGATGTAGAAACAGGTTCAGCTTCCATTGTGTGAAGTAGTCGTTTCCACTCTCAGTGACCGTTAATTCAAGTCTTGATCCCTAGTTCATCAAGAATTGTGAAACTATCTTGGCAGTAGGAGTTGCCGACCGTATAATTGGCCTGTATGCGACGGAAAACAGCAATTGTGAAATTAGGACTGGCTGGAAGAAATTCTCAAAAACCGTGTATTAGCAGGCACAATCAGATCTATTACGGAGCAATATTTCAGAAATAAAAGTATGTAAATCCCAGAAGATTGATTCTATCGACCCTATTATCTGTAACCATTCTATTTTCCGCCACGACGATTTTATCGGCTGTTTTTCAGCCGATAAAATAAAAAAGT